TTTTTACCATCTTCTTTTGCTAAAGAACCAACACCTCTAGATGAAACACCTATTTTATATCCTTTTCTTAAATAGTTAGCAATTCTATCACCTTCACAAGAAATAATTCCTTTGTTTACAAATCCTGGTGACATAATGATTTCAAGTTTACCCATCAATACATTACCTTCCCACCATAAGTCTGTAACATTATGTGATATTCTACTAATTGCAACAATTGATGATTCTGGATGATCCGCCTCACCAAATGCTCTATTATCTTTAATAAGTTCTAAATAATTTTCTGCCTCTCTTCTTAGGATAGGTTCTGGATAGATTCTACCATTTTTATTTTCAACATCATATTTCTGCATAACTGCATAAACAACTAATGGTTCTTCTATAATTTTTTCACCTCTTGATAGTTTATTCATTTCACTAATAAACTCTCTGTTATCCTTTGGAGATATATAACCTGCATCATACTCAATAAGAATTGATTTCTTATTAAGTTCATTATTTTTATTTACATCAAACTTATTCATAATAGTTTTTATCTTTATTATAAATATGTTATATACTTAAAAAAAATAAAGGCATAAAAAAAAGGGGATATCCCCTTATTTGTTTTTTGTTTTGAAAAACTTAAAATGATTACTACACTCAAAACAATCATCAATTAAATTGGTAACTAATTTTGTACCTTCAGAAATTGTGAATGGATTGTTTACTGGTATTTTTTCTTTTTGGAACAATGTAATTTCACAAGACATAAAGCTTCTCTTTGTTTGTGAAATACCAGAAGACCTCATATCTAAATCAACAATATACTTTTCAGTGGTATAATTACTTTCTTTAATGTTATTATATAATTTCTGTTTAACTTTCTTTCTCAGATTATTTAATACACTATCGTAATTATCTTCTTCTGTTAAGGGTTCACCTCATGCTGACACATTTAAGTAAATCGTTCTAGGATTTTTGTTATCTATTGTACCTAATTTTACTTTATAATTTTCTTTGGTTTCTAAAGTAATTTCTTTTCCTCTCTTCATTCATAATGATTAAGACTTATGTTATTTGTATATACCATTATAGTCATTTTTATCACTTGCGTCAAATAGGCGCATAAAAAAACCCCCACAATGTGGAGGTTTAGTATTTTATTTGTATCTTAATTACTTATTTTTTTGTGATATATGTTCAGTTGCTGCATGACCCATATTAGATATTTTGTTTACATTACTTATAAACCAATTTTCTATTTTAGGAACTAAATCAACATACATATCTGTATCATCACCACTAATTGCTTTTGCAATAGATCTACCTACAACATTTACCTCTTTCATATATTCAGAAAAATCTTCTTCTTCCTTTAATACTCTTTTAACAATTCTTGTTAAATCATTTTCTGTAATTCTCACTATCTTTTTCATATTACTCTGTTTCTACTGATTCTTTTAAGTTATAGATTTTTGAGATATCTGAAGTATAAGTTTCTTCATTGTAAGACATTCTAAGTAACTTATCTTTAGCACTTAACAATTTACCTTTTAAGTTGATATCACTTTCATCTAATTTAGAATCAATTGTATCAACACATTCTCTTACCATTTCAGTCTGTAGATTTTTCTTATCTTCTTCACTTCCATTAAGAATAGATTTAATAATTTTCTTTTCATCTTCAGAGATGTTTTCATATTTTGTATTAAACTTATTGATTACCATTTTAGAAACTATAGATGGTGGTAAATCAATCTTCTCAGTTTTTTCACTCTCATCAATTCTTTGAGTAGTCATATGATCTCTTAATAAATGAATAGACTCAGTAATTGAATCTAATGTTTCTGCTTTTTTATCTGTGAAAATTAAGTTAGTGATATTATCATGTAACTCTTTACCTTCATAATCCTCACCACTTTCAAATGAAACCATACCAGCCAATTTAGAATTAGCTTCAATGATTTGTTCTTTAGTGAAATCTTTTAATAAAGAGATATTCTCTTTAATATAATCTTTAGCATCTGACTTATCCTCAAAATACTTGTTTTCAATATTATCAAAGATATGGTATTGTGTATTTAATATCACATTCTCTTTTAACATTTTGATATACTTACCAAAAGTCTTTCTACCAGCATCATCTTTTTTAACAATTGATTCTGTTAGTATTTCATTAAATCTATTTTTTATTTCACCGAAATTTTTCATGTTGTATTTCTTAATAAATATTATGTTTAACTAAAAAAGTTATTCATTAGTTAAATCATCTATACTTTTAGCCATTCTTTCTAAATCCTCTGTAAGAGAATCCTTACTATTGTCAATGTTACTAACAGACACAACCTTCTTCTCATCTAAACTTTCTAATAGTCTCTTTGTATAGTTATTCTTATATTTCTTCACTTTATTCTCGTATCTTTTCTTTTGTATTTCTTGTTCTACGAGTAATTTATCTATGTTATTACCATAACTCTCTACTGGTGCTTCTGCTGCTGGTGCTTCAGTTGTTTCTACATCACCACCTAAGTCACCACCTAAATCATCTCCTCCAGTATCACCACCTAAGTCTCCACCTAAATCATCACCACCGAAGCCTCCTCCGCCTCCGAAAGAACCTCCACCAAAGTCATCACCTCCAGTATCTCCTCCTTCAGCAGCGTCACCACCTTCAGCGTTTTCTGATCCACCAAACTCACCATATAAACTATCCACTCTATCAAACACACCTGTTTTCTTAATAACATTTGCAGTTTGTTCCATTTCAGCAGCGGCAGCTTTTTCAAGTCTTTGTTGTTCTAAGTCTAATCTAATCTCTTCTTCAGACATCCCTAAGATTTCTCTTTTTGCCCTAGTCATAGACATTGCACCGAAACCGTTACCAGAATCTGCTACACTATCTCTATAAACTTGTATCTTTTGAGCTAATTGTTCATTTCTTAACATATCAGCTTGTGTCGATGGATTGTTAAGTCCAATTGTAAAATTATCTAACTCATCTTCTAACCCTAAAACATATAAATGAATAATAGCAATTTTATTCAATTCCTGAATCATTGCTTGTTGTATTCTATTTATTGTTCTTGTAAATCTAATATCTTGTAACGCTAAGTTTTTACCATCACCATTAGCTTCCTCAAAACCTAAGAATGGTTTAGGAACTCTAAGTGCTGTAAATAATTTCTTTTGTAAAAACTCAATATCTGCAATCTCAGATAAATTAGTTGCACCTGGTAAAGTCTCTATCGGACTAGGTGCACTCTGATCTCTAACAGGAATAAAGTAATCTTGGTCCTGGGCCATTTGATTATACTTAGTATCAATCTGACCTGTTTGTTGATCTATTACTGGACTCTTCTTAAAGTTATTAGCCATTTTAGTAACATATGCTGGTACATCTTGTTCATCGATATCACCAACATATATCTTAAATATTCTTCTCTCTGGTGCTCTTGTAACCCTATAGATTAACATTGCATCTTCAGATAGTAATAATTGTTTCCATATTCTTCTAGCTTTCTCTAAAACTGAAGTACCATAAGGTAATCTTCTATCATCCCCTAATAATCTAAAGTGAGCAATTTGCCAAGCATTAAACTCATAATCTTTATTCTTCCAATAGAAAGTAACTCTATCTTCATTATCGTCTAAATCCATATTGTTACCATTTATGTTACCATAAGTGGCTGTTTTAGACATAAAGTTTCCTTCTCTTCTTTCAATCTCAATATTTGGCAATTGTTTTACATCTGTAACACCTTTTTCAGGGTCAATATCTAGATATACCATATTATCACCATACTTACAGACATTTCTTGTCCACATAGGTAATGTTGTATGTATATCTAATCTATTAAAGAATAAATCTTGTAATATTCTTTTAACTCTTTTACTATCAGAAAAAATGTTTAATACTCTACCTTCACCATTTTGTGTTGTAGATTCTTCCATAAAGATATCTAGTGCTGCTGCAATTTCTGGGAAGAATTCCATTCCCTCAAAATCAGAATATGAAGCCAATCTTGTTGTTTCATAAAACACTGATTGTTGATAGATTTCATTATCTACCCTATGCCACATATTACCTAAGTATTTTGCTTGTTGAGCTTCTAACTTTTTGTATTCGTATTCTTCTTTAGATTTTGTTTTAAGGATTTCATTATCCCCTAAAGAATATCTAGACTTAGATTCAGCCTTTTTCTTTTCAGGTCCGAATAAGTTCTCTAACTGTTGAAATATTGTATATTTTTGTGCCATATTTTTAAACTATAGTTTTTCACTATTATAATAAATATCTATAAAAACTAAATGGTGTTATTATACTATAATTGTTTATTTTTGGATACCGAATAACCAATTAAAGTCTCCGTTATCATTATTATTCACACCACCTTGATTTATTTGTGGTTGATTATATGTTGGTGTATTAGGGTTGGTTGGTGGATTAGAGTCTCTCTTAAATGTTTCATTACCACCATTGGTGATATTCAACCAACTATCCAACATAGCTTTTGTATGTTTCTTCGATTCTTCTAATTTCTTAAAGGATGTTTGTACAACAAATATTGCCATTGCATACGCCATAATAATATCATCATGATATCCCGGCATGTGGTCAGGTCTATTATTCTTATAAACAAATGTCCTCAACTCTTCAATCATTCTTTGTGAACGAATAATTGTTTTTCCTTCTCTAATGTGTTCCTCTAACTCAGATACCATTTGTAATCTTGTATTACCAACATTAAAACCAGGAACTTTATCACCTTCTTTATATTTTGCTCTTGCGTATTTTTGACTTAATTTTCTACTCTTAGGGTCATCATAGTGTAAAAACTTATAATCCATCTCCATAAGTTTAAGGACTGTTGCTACACCCATACCACCTGTAATATCCACAATGGTATACGCGTTATACATATTACCATACTTAAATACTACTTCTGCTAACATATCTGGTGGTATCTTTGCTTGAAACTCAGCCACTTGTTCTAAACCATCAAAATCTAAGATTACAATTGTTGAGCTATCTTTTCCATCACCTCTAGATACATCACAACCTAAGATATATTTATGACCTTCTATTGGTTTCTTCCATATCCACATAGACCTTTCTATTTCAGACATAACTTCTGGCTCCATTACATTATTCTCTTCATGATAAGTAACGTGTTCATCATCAACTACATTACCTCCAGAACCAATAAATGAAACATCTAACTCTTGTGCTATCTTCTTAGGGTCACCCATATCTGCTGCCATCTCTTCATACCAAGGAGATGAAGGTTTCCAACCATCCTTTATCATTACATCGTAGTCATCAATAGATGATTCAGTTGTTTCATAAGATTTACCAGAATATTCCCATCTAAGTTTTGTTCTATCAACAGTTTTCCATATTATTTCTTCA